ATACTTTGACTCGGAACAAACCATGCGGTATGCGGTCAAAGAGAACGGCAAGAACGCGAAGCTAACAGAGTTTCTCACACTGGTTAAAAAACGCAGTGTTCCACCAAAAGATTTTTTAAATATTAGTTTAGGTGGTCAATCAAACATGTTTAAAGACTGGCCTCCGTGTTTGCGTGTGATGATGGAGCAGGGCATACCAGAGGGCACCCGAAACACAACGATGTTTAACGTGGCTATCTTATGCAAGATGATGGATCCAGATAACTGGAAGTCGAATCATGAAAAGATTAACACGCAGTATTGTCAGCCACCACTGCCTGCCTCTGACATTGTTACGATCCAGAACCAGATGGACAAGAAAGAATATTTTTACACATGTGATCAAGAGCCAATGAAGTCTTTCTGCAACAAGACGTTATGCAAAACTTTAAAGTATGGTGTTGGCAATCAAAAGGTAACGATGGATTTAGCAGGCCTATCTGTTGTGATGTCAGAACCAAGGCTTTGGTTCATGGATGTAAATGGCAGGAGGCTAGAGCTAACAACAGAAGAACTACAAATGCCTGTCAGATTTCAAAGAGCCTGCATGGAGCAGTTAAGTTTTATGCCAGATGCATTCAAGGCAAATGACTGGCAGATTCTTGTTAATGGTTTGATGGAGAATCTAAACGAGATTGAAGTGCCAGATGAGCTTACATTCAAAGGACAGTTCTTTGAGCACATGGAGGCATACTGCACTGGCAGAATACAGGCGCAGAGTGCAGAAGAAATTATTCTTGGCAAGCCGTACACGAGAGAGGGATTTACTTTTTTTAGATTAGATTCCCTCATGGGGTTCTTAAGGCAACGTAAGTTTGATGATTACTCGAGGGCACAAGTTCAAGAACGATTGAAGGAAATGAATGGAGGTCAAGAGGCCAATGGAGGTAAAAATTTTAGAACATCTAAAGGGGAATGGAAAACTATCCGTGTGTGGTGGATACCAGAATTTACACAGGAAGTAGAAGTGCCTGATGTTGAGATAGAAAAGACGGAGGTGCCCTTCTAATGCAGACAACAATCTTTGGTCCTCCAGGAACAGGCAAAACAACAACGCTAATTAATATTGTTAAAAAAGAAATACAAAGAGGCACCCCTTTGGATAAGATTGCCTTTGTTTCTTTTAGTCGTAAGGCCGCTGACGAAGCAAAGCAAAGAGCCGTGCAAGAATTAAACGTGAACCCAGATAACCTGACTTGGTTTAGAACACTGCATTCTCTAGCTTTTCAATATCAGGGCATGAGTACAAAAGATGTGATGAAAGCATCTGATTATCGAGAGCTTGGAAGATTAGTCGGGTTAGACTTTAGCACAAACTCTTATTTAACAATGGCTGATGGTGGTTTGTTTGCACAGGGCAAAGGGGGTGATGCATATCTGGGTATGATTCAGATAGCCAGAGTTCGTGGTTGGAGTTTAGAAAAAGAGTTTAATTATACGGCTGATTACAGAATGCATTTTCAGCAGGCACGAATCGTGGATAATGCACTGAGAGCATACAAAAAAGAAGCAGATAAAAAAGATTTCGTAGACATGATTGAGGACTTTGTCGAGGACGGTGAGGGGCCTTCATTTGATGTTCTGATAGTTGATGAGGCACAAGACCTAGCACCACTCCAGTGGCGCATGGTGCGCGAAATACTGGCACCTAATTCTAAGCGTGTCTACTATGCTGGAGATGATGATCAGTGCATCTATACATGGATGGGTGTGAACGTAAAAGATTTCTTAAGAGCGTCTGAAGAAAAGCAGATACTGACGCAGTCGTATCGTGTGCCACAGCAAGTGCATGACATAGCGGCATCGATTGTAAATCGTATTGACATTCGTCAGGACAAGCAATGGAACCCCGCATCACATACAGGCACAGTGGTATGGCACCGTGATGTGCGAGATGTAGATTTAGATGAGGGTCAGTGGTTAGTGCTTGCTCGAACTAATTACATAGCAAACAACATCGCTCGAGATTTACGCGAAGACGGCTATGTCTTTTACAGAGAGGGCTCGGGTTGGTCTATCTCCCCGAACATATTGCAATCAATAGAGACTTGGTTGTTGTTATGCAAAGGCTCTGAGATATCGACTGAGAAATTGTGGCAATTTTGTGACCAACTTAGAAAGGGCTTTCTTACTAGATCTGCAAAAAGCAGGCTCAAGAAGATGGAAGAGGGCGAAACTTTTAATCTGGGTCGATTAATAAACGAGTTTGAGTTGCAGGCATCCGAGCAAACCAAATGGTACGACATAATAAATGTATCAGAGACAGAGGAGATTTATATATCATCCGCTCGAAGGAGAAACGAGAAGATCCTGACGGGCACACCGAGAATAAAGATATCAACTATACACAAAGCCAAGGGAGGAGAGGCAGACAATGTATTATTAATTTTAGACTCATCAAGAGCAGCGTGTAAATCAAGGGACCACGATGCTGAGAAAAGAACTTTTTATGTTGGCGTAACCAGAGCCAAGAAAGAATTACATTTAGTAGAAGCAAAATCAGAATGGGGATTTTACATATGAAAAAAATAAATAAACTACAGAAAATTAAACGCTTGTTAAAAAAGCACCCAGAAAAGAGCAACAAAGAAATAGGTGCTATGACAAAAGCTAATCCAAACTATGTAGCTAAGATAAGAAGAAATGAAAAACAACCTGTGTTTAATAATGAAGCTAGAGTAATAATGGGCAAGCCAAGACCTAAGAACAGGGTTTGGTTTTTAAACGAAGCTGAACTTTTAATTAACGGACCAAGGGCAAATGATTATGGAGAGTCCCAGATAAACCATGAGCGTATTGCAAAAATGTGGACTATAATTTGTAAGACGGATATAACTCCAGAACAGGTTATTGCTTGTATGATAGCAGTTAAACTGGCTAGATTATCAGAAGACATATCTAAGAGTGATTCTTGGGTAGACATAATTGGATATGCCGCTTTAGGTGGAGAAATGGTAAATGTTAAAAGCTGATGGGTTTGATAAAGCAGTGATTGGCAGGGCTCTAAACCCTGTCAATCGTGAAGACGTTATTGTATATGATGCGTATCTTTGTATGAAAATTCTTGTAGAAAGAGACGGCATGACAGAAGATGATGCAATAGAGTACCTAGAATTTAATACGATAGGTGCTTTTGTAGGGGAATCTACTCCTATATTTTTATGGAGGATGTCTCTTGAAGAAGTCGAAGCATCAATTTGATTTTCTGGAAAACCCTGAATTTGACTTTGCTCACAAAGAAGATATGAAAGAACTATCTTTAGCCTCTGTAGATAAAGACTGGTCACCTCCTCAAGTATTTCCAGACTTAACAAAGCATAAAAGAATTGCTGTTGACTTGGAAACGAAAGACCCAAACATCAAGACCTTGGGACCAGGATGGCCTCGAAGGGATGGCTATGTGATTGGTATAGCTGTAGCGGCAGGAGATTATCAGGGATACTTTCCATTCAGGCATGCAGAAGGTGAGAATTTACCAGAAGATACGGTGCTGTCATGGTTCAAGAAACAGATGGCAACGCCAAACATAGAAAAAGTTTTTCACAACTCGACTTATGATCTGGGTTGGCTACGAGCAGAGGGGATAGAGGTTCAAGGTCGAATCATCGACACCATGACAGCCGCCCCTTTGTTGGATGAGAACAGAAGATACTATAATCTAAACTCTTTATCAGGCGAGTATCTACAAGAATACAAGAACGAAAGACTGTTGAAGCAGGCGGCTACTTACTTTGGTGTAGATCCAAAAGCAGGTATGTGGCAACTGCCATGTAGATATGTTGGTCCATACGCTGAACAAGATGCGGCCGTGACTCTTAGACTCTGGAACAAGCTGTCAATAGAGCTCAAAGAACAAGAATGTGAATCGATATTCAATCTTGAAAGTTCTTTGATACCATGCCTGCTGGACATGAAAACAAAAGGGGTACGAGTTGATCTAGATAAAGCAGACAAAGTAAAGAAGCTACTCGAGAAAAGGGAAGCTGACCTGTTAGAAGAAATACGGGCCGAAACTGGTGTGTCTATCGAACCTTGGGCGGCTACATCTATAGCAAAAGCGTTTGATGCTCTTAGTCTTCCATACCATAGGACAGACAATACTGATGCGCCCTCCTTTACAAAGCAATTTCTTCAGAATCATGAACATCCAATAGCCTATAAGATATTAAAAATACGAGAGTTCAATAAAGCTAACACGACTTTCATCGATACGATTGTAGAACATAGCCATAACGGCAGACTACATTGTGACTTCAACCCACTGAGAAGTGACGATGGAGGTACCGTTACAGGTAGATTTAGTTCTTCTAACCCTAATCTACAACAGATACCTGCACGAGATCCAGAATTAAAGAAACTAATCAGAGGTTTGTTTATACCAGAAGAAGGTGCGGAGTGGGGCTCGTTTGATTATGCATCACAGGAACCTCGGTGGTTAGCACATTATTGTGCACAGATAAAAGGCCCTGCAAGACATCCACAGATTGATGAAGTGGTAGAGATGTACAAGCGAGGAGATGCAGACTTTCACCAGATGGTTGCAGATATGGCGGGTATCAAAAGAAAAGAAGCAAAGACAGTTAACCTTGGGATCATGTATGGCATGGGCAAAAGCAAGCTTGCAGGTGTGTTAGATATATCTGAAGCAGAGGCTACTAAACTTCTAGAAGTCTATCATGAAAAGGTTCCGTTTGTGAAAGGTATTGCAGACAGTGCCATGAACCATGCACAAAAAGAAGGTGTGATACGAACATGGTTAGGACGTAAGTGCAGGTTTGATATGTATGAGCCAAAGTCTTTTGGATTTAACAAAGCACTACCACTGAAAGAAGCACTACAACAGTACGGTGGCAAGGGCATGATTAGAAGAGCGTTCACATACAAGGCTCTTAACAAACTTATACAGGGCTCGAGTGCCGATCAGACAAAGAAAGCTATGGTGGATTGCTACAACGAGGGCCTTGTTCCAATGTTGACGGTGCACGATGAGCTTTGTTTTAACATAGAGTCAGAGGAACAGGCCACCAGAGTCGTTGAGATTATGGAAACCTGTGTGGAAGACCTGAATATTCCTTTCAAAGTAGATGCAGAGATGGGTAAGAACTGGGGTGAGGTTGGATAGTTGGTTTAGGTATTAACAATTATCCATATCAGTATGCCTAAGACTACACCAAGGCAGATAAATATTATAGTAAAGGCTAAAAACGTCAATTCTCGCGTCCTTCATGGTATATATACACGACTATCGCTGCTGAAGGGCCTGAGAATTGGGTTTTTTATCTAATGATTTCAGTAACTTACTAAAGAGGCTCAACAAGGTGTAAGGCGTGTTTTTTAGCTTCGTTGTTACGTCTAGTCCAACCTTTACCAAAAGTTTTAAAGTGAGACAGAGATTCATAGTAGTTTTGTCTGTCTGAGTACAGGGTATCTAACGTGTGCAGTACGTCAGCATCACTGACAAGGCCAATGGTCTGTGGTCCGATGGCACCGTCTTGTGTAGCACCGACTGCTTTTTGTAAAAATTTAATCGCTCTGCTTGGTCCAGAGTTTACACCGAAATCAAAAACAAAATAATCCACACCGCTGGGCAGTTGATCACATTTCATTTTTTTCCAGTAATTGTTTTCGTATATCGGAGCTACATCTTCCTCGGTTAGCTCACGCATATCTTTTACTAACAAGTCGTTCTTCATGCAGTGCTTTTCGTACACACGCCTGGTCACCCCCATCATAGTCTCTCCTCCAGGGTCTTCAGCGTGATTAACGTGGCCTCCTTCGTGTTCCAGTACCCATGCCAGTGCCTTATCAAAGTTCTTCATATTATTGTCCTTGTAGTCTTCTTACTATTTGTAAATTTTTCAAAGCGTCTATTGGGTTGCCACCTAGAAGAGATGGGTCTCGAGGCTGAACGGGGGCTGACTGAGCCTGTGTACTGGGAGGAACAACACTAGCAGTAGCCCCCGCCTGCGGTGTTGCCGATTGAATGGGTTCGGCAACTGGGGCAGAGGGTGTTATTTCTTGTGTGACAGGTTCGGGTTGCGGTGTTTCTGGCTCAAGACTTCTACCTCGTAACTCTCTTCTTATATCATTCAACTCTGAACGTGGAAACACAGAACGTAAGTCATTCTCTCTGAGATTTTTAGAAACAGTTCGGCTGCTAACATCGATAGGGTCAAACTCTCCACGCATCACTCGACCAAGGTCACCTACGTTTGCTCTTTTTAATATCTTTCTTATCTGCCTGTCTTCAAGTCCCATAGTTCTCATGTCTTCAACGATACGAAACAGGTCGCGTTGAACACGGAACTTCGCTTCATTTGCATCTCTGTAAGCTCGTATAAATTGTTCCGAAGATGCGTTAGCTCTATTAGATACCGTGGTGTAAATATTACTAGAGTTTTTACTACGCTCTGAGATTTCATAACCCTTAAACCTAAGACCAAGTGGAACATCAATTGGATTTTCAGTGATTCCTGTAAAGGCTCTTGCAAGTTCAGAAGACAATTCTCTTTCTCTGTCATATCTATCTTTTGAGCTAATTCCTGTTTCTTCTTCTAAGCCAAGACCCGACACCAATCCTCTGGCAAAACGACTTGGTTCAGGAGTTCCCCCAGATACTGTAGCAGGAAAAACAGAAGGAACTATTGCGTCAAGTATATGAACAAAGCTCTTACCTATCTTTGTTCCTGCGTCATCCTCTGGGTTATAAACTTTAGCACCACTTATAGTTTGACCGCCACGACCACCCACAAGTTGCCCTGCTTGTCTAACTCCAAGCAACTCTGCTTCAGGATCTAACACATCTCTTAATTTTGAAGTGATGATTGCTTCTTCAGTAAATGGTTTAAACAATTCTCCCAATGCTTCATTAGCTGCTTGCCCTGCAATCTGTGCTCCATTGTATCCTTTTAATTTACCTTCTTCTGCTTTATTCATCGCACCATTTACAACTCTTTCGAGCAAGTCATATGGATTTGAATAGCTATAGTTGATATAGGTCGGGAGTCCATCTTCATCTCTACCAGTTGGTATGAGTCTAGCATTCTTTTCCCACTCAGGTGCCATGGATCTTTGATATGCATCCATTTCTTCTTTTGTAACTCCTGAGTTCATGTACGCATAATGACTCAAAGCGGCAGGAGCAATTCCAAATGTAGTAGCAGCACCTGTTAGTCTACGAAGTCCTATCTTTCTAATTTCTGCATTATCACTTGCAAGCTCATCAATACCACGAGCAACTGTATTTACCCCTGTTCTAAGTATTTCATACGGAAATGCTATGAAGTTACCTACCGGGGCTCTTCTTAAAGTTCTTATAAACTCAGGTGCCATGTTATAGTTTGGAACTGTATTACGAACTATATCTGCGGCTTGTTCTTTCAATGCTTGTTCAGAAGGAGCACCTTCTTTAACTCCACGATAGGCATTTCTAAGTTTATTTAATTCAAAATTATAATTATATATTTTCCATATATCGTCACCTGCTTGATACAGATTTTCTGCTTTCTTGCCCACGTTGCCAAGCATCGAGCCAAGTCTATTATCTGTAATTTTACTTCCAAATTTTCTACCCACAGGAATGCCGTTTACGGAGGCATCATCCGTGTAACCAAGACCTTTTTGTAGGAGTTGTTGAATCTCTCGTAATTCTGCTTGTGAGCCAACGACACCTAGCTGTTGTAACTCTTGAAAGCTTTTCAAAGCCGCATCATTAGAAACGTTTGTAAATAAATTATCGTAAACAAGTCGTAACGACTCGCCAAGATTTGCGCCTCTCCCAATATTGCCTTGTGCTGCTGCAAACAAAGACGCTGTTGTTACATTTCTTATTTGTGTTATTGGAGATAGAACAGTCTTACCGTATTGAGTAGCACCTTTTAATCGTAAGAATCCAGAGTATGCATCTCGCACTGTGTTTCCAATTACGTTTGTGTCGTTAATCACAAACCGATTCATGTCGTTAAAAACTCTTGTAGGAACAGCATAACCTCTTAAGGTACCAAATTTTGATTTCTCAAGAGATTCGTTCCTATCAATAATAGTAAACCCCTGTTTATCTAAGGCATCTATTTCAGCTTCACTTAATCCTCTTGTATCTTTAAATAGTTTTCCAATACCAGCATTATCTTTAGCCAACTTTCTTATGCTAGAAAAATATTTATCGGCTGCTATAAACTGTGACAAATCAGAGACAGTTCCTAGAAAATTTTCTTTTGTGTCTTTCACCTCTCCTAATAAAGCCCTTTTGTAATCAGCCATATTAGTTCTGTTTTTAAATAAATTGGGATTTATTTGTATGTCTGCAATACTTGCAAAGCGTGTTTTAGGATCTGCCTTAGTGTTAATTCTTCGGTGCCTATTTAAAAAATTTATAGCAGCGGCTTCTGCTTGAGCATCTGTAATTGGGTCCATGCTTATAAACTGAAACTCATCTCCACCTTCAACAGTTCTAGCAACACCTAAACTCGTTGCTCTGGATTCATCGACTCTTGCAATTAGTGAGAGTTCTTCCAAGGTAGAACTTCTGTCTGATTTAAAACCAGCAACCGCTGCACTGAGAACTTCTTTTGTTGGCTGATATTTTGCGTCTTCAAACGAGCGGTATCTTCTTCTGAGGTAATTATTTATGTTGGCTTCTATCTCTCGTCTTAGTTCTGTACCAATTTTTTTACTACCATCTTTAGTAGTGATCTCATCTAAACCTTTAAGGTAATCGCTGTTTAATATATCGTTGTTCAGTTGTTGAACTAGGCCACGCATCTTACCCGCTTCACGTTGTACGTTTTCAGGCAACTCTTCAAAGGCTCTTTGTCTTGCCTCCGCTGTCGGGCCAACCATGAACTCTTCTAAGTTATTAAAGATACTTTGTTCTGTTAAAGGACTAGCTTCACTTGATACTTTGCTTGCTTCTTTTAATGCCTTATCTACTTCTTTATCGAGCCCAGCAAGAATAGATTTAGCTCCCTTAACAATTGAATCTGTTGTACCTACGGTGAGAAGTCTTTGTGTTGCTATCTCTTGTGGTAAAGAACCACGGTATCTAAATACTTTTGCTATATTTTCTATAGTGTTTCCTACTGGTCCTGCTTCACCTGAAATAACACTGTCTTCTAACTTCGCCATTGACTGACCAACAGCCTGCCCTGCTTTTTTTAATCCAGCAGCCGTGCCTCTAACTACATCCTTTACAACAGGTGTTTCAGTAAGAACCTTACTTGTGCCTCTTGCCGTTGCACCAAGAGCGGCAGGAACAGCCAAGGTCAGTGCACCAGTTTCCGTGCCTATTGCTAATTTGTTTGTAAGTCTCCGAAGAGCCTCTTCTCTACCAGATAAACCTATCTCTTGGTTGGTTTGAGTTGGACCTCCCTCAAAGAAATCAGCTATAGTTGTTGTCCCATCTGTAGCAACAGCCGCATCAACCAGACCAGCCGCTGCTAACTGTTGTGCACCAAGAGCTAGTTTTTCACCCTTTGTCAAAGGATCTAATTTAGCAGGAGCAGGAGCCAGTTGACCAGGTTTTGGTGCAGGCGGTTTAGTCATACCCGTTGCTTTTTTAAATGCTTTTGAATATCTTTTGGCTTTGCTTAATTTACTTACAGCACTTGCGGCACCAAGACCAGGAATAACAAACTGAACAATTGCCTCAGAACCTTTGCCTATCAAACCTTCTGGGTCGATACCTGCGAAGTCTCTTAATTTAGTTGCTGCTTTTGTAACGGAAGATGCGTAGTCTGTATCAGCAGCAAGGTCCACGGCTGATGCTCCAAGTTCCAAGATACCTTCTGGTATGGCAATTAGACCAGAGCCGATACCCTCAAAGAACTCTTGTGCTACACCCTCGGTTGGTTGTTCTGGTTCAGGTTGAACGGTGGGGGGTTGAGTAGGAGAAGTTTGAACGGTGGGGGGTTGAGTAGGAGAAGTTACACTAGAAAAGTCAACTCGTTTTTTTATAGCTTCTATAATTTGTTCTCTCGTAGCCCCTTCAGGTCCCTCTATACTATACGTTTTTCCGTCAGGCCCTTGAATGCTATATGTAGGCATGACTTTCTCCTAGTTTACAGAAACCTCAGACCCAAAACCATCCTCTGTAACAGATTGTTGATTTTGAACTGACCTTGGCGGCAGTTCTTTTCCTGTTAAGTCTTTATAAGCATCTTGTAAAGTAACATCTGAGCCAATTTGATTTGCTAGAATAACTGCCTCATCAAGATCTATATTATAAACATTTGAAATGGATTGAGCAAGGTTTGTTGTATCTGTAGCCTTACCTTTAGTACTGGTCCCCGCAGCTTCGATTAAAGCCGCACTGGTTAAAATTTCTTGAACCCGGTTTTCCTTTCCCTGCTCTGTAAGAGTCATTTTACCATCTACTATTTCCAAGTCACCGTTAGCCTCAAGTATTTTTACTACAGGTTCTTGAGTTTGTAAAAAAGCTAAATTATTGGTTATGATTTGTTGAACTTCTGCGTTAGTGAGTTCTCGTTCTTTTTGTCTAAGTTGCTCATCACCTTGTTGTAACTTACCAATTTGGAACAAGGTGTTGGCTTCTAAGGTAGCTTTTACATGAGCTTGATCGTTTAACCTAAGTTGATAGTCTCTATCCTCTATTAACCTCTGACGCTCACGCTCATTTTGAGCTATCTTTGCATTATAATCAGCTAAGTTGTAATTGTTTTGTATTTGATCTCTGTTTTGATTCCATTGATTTGTTGCTGTTGCCGCAGCAATGTTGGCTGTTTCTTGATCTTTTATCATTCGATATTTAAGATTGGCAAATTCTTTTCGGTTTTCTGCCTCTTCCTCATTAAGAGCAGATATATCTTTACCATATTCATTAACACCAAATGAAAGACCTTTTGCAATATTAGTCAATGCGTTAGAATCACCACCTGCGGCTATTGCTAAACCTGCTTTCATTAAATTAAAGTAAAAGGCATCTTTTCTTCTTTTGTCTAACTTACCAGGTTCAATACCTAAGATTTCTGTTGCCTCTTTAGTGATTTTTTCTAAATCAACTTCTTCTGGATTAACTCTATCAGTTACAACAAGAGCAGCCATGTTCACTGGATCTTCTGTCACTGCTTGGTCAGGATTTATTTTATTAGGAGGCTTGTTACCCTTTGTAGCAGCATCAAGATTTTCTTGCAGTTTTTTTATGATGTTTGCGCTAGTAGAAGTATCCTGTGACTCTGGTGGCAGGACCTTCTTTTTCCTTGTATCTTTGTCATTTTGACTCTGATCCCCAGATGCTGTAACCGCTTTTCCTTGTAACTCTTCAGACATAAGCTTATTAGAAAGAACGTCAGCAGTAACAGGTAATAATGTGCTGTCATCGTCAGCATCCTCAAACCCTAACTCAGCAGAGTCTGTTCCTTCAAAGGCTCTACCAGGAATTACAGACCCTATTCCTTGCAAGGCGGTAAAATCTTTCGGTGGCACTATTCCTGGAACACCTTCTGCTAAACTTTCTGGAGCATCAGGTTCAGAACGAAACTGTGGAAGTGGCCTAAAAAGATTAAGAATAGTGCCTCCTGGGCCTTTCTGTGGTGGCGCGCCAGGAAATAATTTAAAACCCTGGCTTGTAGGAGTGCTTCCTCCTAAAGAGTTAGCAAGTTCTCTCTGTTTTCTTTCTATTTGTTTCTGTGCTATAAGACCCTGTATTACTGGATCAGGCAAAGGAGTTCTTGCATTAATCCCACCAAGATTTCTCTTCTGCACCGTCTGCATCAACTGTGGTGATGATGCAAGAATACCTGCCGCTTGTTTACCAGCGTTTTTAGGTCTGAACATTTTACGATTTCTTGGGCTCATCTTGTATTCCTATCAACTAAGTGGGTTTACACCAAAGTTAAATAAATTTCCTACGCCACCTGCTGCGCCTGCCGCACCAAGGCCAGCGATACCAAGACCTAACAACTGTGAACCAAGGCTCGGGTCTGGTGTTGAAGTGACCGTGGACGTTTGTTGCGTGGACGGAACGCCCCTGAATATATCAGATAAGAATGACAACGACTGGAAAGGAAGCCCTTGTTGTGCCATCAAGTTAGACTGCTCTGCGGTTAGCTGTGCCTGACCCGGAGTAAACATCCCTGTTGTTGGGTCGGTAGAACCAAACTGTTGAGTCAGTGCTCCAAGTCCAAGGGCTGTGTTTATGTCCTGTGTGCCAAGTTGTTTTGCTGCTGTTCCTAACTGACCTGAGAGTTGTGCCTGACGCAACTGTTGTTGTGCTGCTTGTTGCGCGGCCTGTTGTGCTTGTTGAAACCCTGCGGAACGAAGTGCAGAACCTGTTCTAGCCTGCTGTTCTAACACGTTACGACCCAACTCTGCTTCTGCTATACCTTGTCTTGAGCCACCAAACGCTCCAGACCTAGCAGCTTGAGCTCCTATCGTTTGTTGAGCAATGTCACCTTGGCGTGCAATATCTTTGTACTGCTGTTGGATTACGTCTTCCATGTAAGGATCCATGAAAGCCCGATAGGATTCTGGTGTAATGGTGGCACCCTGTGCTCCTGCAATTCCAGAACTTAATGCACCAGCAGCCTCTTGCATCAAAGGTTGAAAAGAACCAATTCCTGCCATTCCAGCTTGAATCGCTTGCTGTTGCTGTGGGGACAGACCTGCAATCTGCGTAGGTGCAAAAGGCATGGTTGTGCCCTCTGACAAAGTTTGCGCCTGTGTTAGTAAATCAGCAAGAAAATCTTCTTGATACTGAGGAAGTCTAGCTGTTTGTTCTACTTTTTGTACTGCCATTATGCCACCGCTGTCTGTTCTAGTTCTGCCATCATGTCATACAGCCTAGCAGCACCCACGTTTCTGTCACCGCCACCTGCATTTTTAACTGACTTTGCAGTTAATACAAACTCACCATCCGATAGTCTAGCTGGTACTGAATCCGAGGTCCCTGTTCCGGGGCCCGTGACTTCACCGCCACCAATATGCTCACCACCGTCCTTATAATTATATCTTTGTCTTATTATATCATCATATGTAAAGTCTGGCGACTGTATTTTTGTCTGCTCTGCTCTGTACCGCGCTAAATCTTCAGGGTCGTTAATCTCATATACTTCCCCGGTCAGTGGTCCAGTGACCGTGCCGAATGCTTCACCTTCAGGTTCAGGCTGCGCTGGGACTAGGTTGTTCTCTTCTTTTTCTTCACCACCTGCTAATCCACCAAGCAATCCTGCTCCAAGAGCCAAAGAGCCAAGACCTAATTTAGGAGATGATACAGGGGTTTCTCCAGAACCAATTCCAAAAAAAGGCATTGATTTTGGTCTAGGCATGATTTCTTCCCCACCAACAATTACGTTGCGTCCAGGAATAAATCTACCAATACCTTTTTCTAAAGGAGAACGAGTGATCCCAAAAAACTTTTCACCTGCGTACCCTACAGTACCACCGATTGCTGCATTTTTCATAGCATCTTCGATATCTCTGCCTTGAGCAAGAGTTCCAATACCAGAGCCAAACGCAGCACCAATAGGACCAGCATAGGCCATGCCTATTGTGCCTCCTATCAAAGGTAGTGCTTCGCTTACTGCGTCTTTGAATTTAGAAAATAATCCCATTATACTTTTACTTTAACCGTTCCTGAGTCATTATACAATGCTCCTATTTCTAACCCAGAATCAGATGTTGGTAAATCGGTCAATGTAATTTTTGTTCCACGCATCTCACCGGGGTTTCTTTCCTGTGATATAAAAACCTCTAACGCCCTGATTAAGTCGGTCATGAATGGTTGACTGTATTCATCAGGTGCACTTGGTAGCCTTGGAGGAACATCACCTACATTTGCCATTACCTTCTTCCATCCTGCCTTAAGTCAACTCTCGGAGAGCCTATCTTCCAACGCACACCAAGATCTGTGGAGTCAACTCGCATAGCAAAAGACCTGCCTCTTAGTCTCATATTCAAAACATTTGTAAACTGCTCAACAGGAGTAGTCGCTGTCCTTGTAGTATCTTTTGATTGAGTTTGTAGATAATTTCCCCCAGGAGCATTTCTTGCTTTCAAGGTTAGACTTACAGCGGGAGAATTTGAACTTGACCCGTCAAAGGTAAAGTCAGGAATAACTCGTCTAATCAAACTAAACTGATCTCCGTCTGCAATATCTATCTGGCTAGATTCAATAAAAGAGGTCATCGCAGAACCATCATCGTCCTCGCCAAACTCATGGTTAAATAAATAGCTTGAACTAGCAGCAATCGGAAAGGTCCGTAGACCACGGTCAATCCATGCTGTTCTACTGAGCGAACCAAAGTACCACACCTTTTCTATGTAGTTGTACACAACATACTTATCATTCTCTCCTGTCCCTCCGCTGCCTAGAGAGTTTGATAAAGAAGGGTAAAACCAAAACACCTCGCCCCACTGAGAGTTAACACCAGCTACGACCTTTTGCTGTTGCTCGTAGTCAAAGTCTAAAAATACTTTATCTCTGACGCTGCAAGGAATTGGCTGTGTCTGACCTGAATATAGATAAAAGTTATCGTTACCCATCCAAAAGACCGCATCCTCCACGGCCACCGCAGCTTTTGAAGAAGCAATTGTAATATTAGAGGCTAATTGTTGTATGCCAAACGTAAACGGTGGTCCAATAAATCTTAGAGAGTGTAGAGATGTATCTGTGTATACCAGTATCTCTCTTTTTGTCTCTACTGCTTGAACAAACTTAGACCCTGACCCTATCCTTATATCTCCAGCCGTATTTGTTGCCGCAGGATACCAGACTAAAGGATCTTCTTGGTCAGAAAAACGTATTAGTAAAGGGTCCTGTGTTCCATTCCCATCATTCGCGGTATTACTTGAATTTATCGCATCGCAACCAAAAGCAATAACGTGACGGTCAATGTCTGACACCATTATTTGTTTAGCAATTGTTGGAATACTTGTCTTTGTTCCAGATAGTGTGTTTAACAGAACGGCTCGTGTACTAAGATTGTTTGTTCTATCCCAATAAAATATCCCCCCATCTACAGGGTTTATAATTAAATCTTCTCCAAAGTTATCATGTGACCATGTTCTTAATTCTGATGACGTAGTTACACTTGAAGCAGAACCCCATCCATCATCGCCCCAAGCTCCTGCGCCCCAACCAGTACCACCTACTTGTGTATCTAAACCAACATTAATTTGGTATGTTCCTACAACAGAGCCACCTCCATTGCCTGAATCAGAAGAATTTGCTGCAACAGACGAAGTTATTGTAAACGTATTAGCGGTAGGTACAGAAACTACTTGATATTCTTGGTTTAAAACAGTTGCTGTAATAACGCCCCCAAGAGATACAGCCCCAGAAAAAGTAACAAAATCATTCTCCTGTGCGCCATGCGAACTGTCTGTAACAGTTATGGTTGTTGATCCGTTGGTCGCGGAGAAAGTTACATCTCCTGCCGAGGTTGTAGCACGAATAGGTGTTACATCATTAAAGCTACCACCTTCTTCTATATAGTATTTAAGATGTGTGCCGACCCCTAAGTAATTAGAACCGTCCAAGGCAACCCAGTTATGTAATCTTCTCGCTGTGCCAAGATACGTGCTTGAACTATACTTCTCCCAACCTCCTAGTTTTTGAGGCAATCCAAAGTTAAATCTTATCTTATCACAGTCAAACCAACCCCCCTCATTGGAGTATGATGTTGTTTCTCTGTTAATTCCTGGTCTAAACTGTAATTTAGTTAAAGGCATTAACTTGCTCTGCCTCCATAAAAATCAGCAAAATCTATTGTACCGCTAGTCGGAACATTGGGATTAGCGTTTATTGTAAACGAAATATTATAATCTCCAGACGGAGAAATAGCAGAACTCGCTCCGTTTGCAACAGTAGTACCTTCTATTGTTACATCAAACCCTGTGTTATTAGTAAAAGTATAAGCTAAACTTGATTGAGTGTAATAATATCTATACTGTAAATTTTTGCCACCAGATGCATTTAAGATAGTATAAGGACCACTACCAATTGGTTGAGCCGTCCCAGAATTTTGCATGGTGAAATTTCTCGAACTACTTGAACCTGTAATAGTGACATATATGTTAGAGCCTGAGTCACCATCACTTTTATTGTAAAGATCAACAGAAACATGATTACTACTGCTTGAATTACCAACAGATACGCTTGCTCCTGGACTAAAGGTACTAGTAGTAGTAGGACCAACTTGGGATGAGCTTGTTGATCGTACTAAGGTTAATCCTGTTACTCCTCCAAAATCACTATAAGTACCATTAGAGGATGGGGCTGCTTGTGTTGCGGTTCCTGATACAGTGGTAGGAACATTGTCTCCTCCTCTATAAAATTCATTAATGGAGTTAGGTTGACTATCGCTATACTCTGTAGCCATTTGCCCTAAAGATATCGCACCACTAGAAGGTAAAACCATAATTAGAAACTCTGGTATGCAGTTATGTTATCGGCTGTCTCTAATGCCCCAGCACTAGAGAGCCTCATTATTACCGTGCCATTAAATTTAAAGACTAAACGATTGCTTGAATCTACTTCGGCTGTAAAGTGACCACTTGGACCTAATTGTAAAGCTGTAGCACCATCTGCCGTAGAAGCAATAATACCTGTCGCAGTTATATTTCTTGCACCACTTGTATCTTTGTTTGCGTCCACAACTACCGCTTTAGAAGCGTCTACTGTTCCTGCCGTGGCTACATCTACATAATTTAATTCTGTGGTTGTTGCAGTTACACCATCAAGCAAATTAAGTTCTGTGGCTGTAGAAGTTACACCATCAAGAATATTTAATTCAGCCGCAGTAGAGGTTACGTTTGTTCCCCCAACAGCCAGTGTCGTTGCATCAATCTTTGTTACAGCTAAGTTTGCATATATATCTGTAACAGTTGCGCCACTTCCACCACCGTTGAATTTTAAAAAAACGTCTTTACCATTACCTATTTCAAAATCATTACTTGCGTTGTAAGTGCCTTGAAAGACAATAATGGAACGACTTCCAGATAAACTATTCCTTATATGGACTGTTTTTTCTGCGTCATTGGGAGTTAGTTGCACATATGCGGTAGCACCTAGATCTCCACCATCTGTAAACTCTATAAACTTATTTCGACCATTTGATACCGCTCCATCGCTAATAGGTAGGCTATTAGGGGAACCAGAAGACCCAGCACTTGATAGAGTTATAGATATGATTCCATCTATCGCTTGGTCTAATATATCAAAGTTAGTGTTTGTTGTAGCACCCCAAGTACCAGATTGTTCACCTGTTGCTGGTTTTTCGATACCAAGGTTTGTTGTATATGAACTTGCCATTATGCGGCTTCCTCTGTCCAGTTAGGGTTTTGTGACGGTTCCTCTTCACTCCAAGATGGAGATTGACTTGCGCTTGTTTCTGACCAACTAGGAGTTTGAGAAGCAGTTTCTTCACTCCAAGAAGGTGTTTGGGATGGGCTAATCTCTGAATAGTTTGCATTCTGATCAGGAACTATCCTTCCCCACACGACTACATTACCAAGAATCGCTGTCGTTGACAATCCTGTTAGTGTAACAACAGACTGCGCTACTACAGTTACTGTTCCAACTGTAGTGGTGGCTGATACTCCTGTAACAGGCGCAAAAGTAATTGTCTCAACGGTAGGACTTCCGACAGACCCTGTAGCAGAGATACCTGTCAATGTTACAGAACAATCCCCTGTAACAGTCTCATCCCCTATAGCAGTGGT